GGTCTTTCACCCCAATTAAACTTTCTGACAAGTGGGTTCAATCAAACATTAGCATAAACGACGATATATTTGTTTTTCGTGGGCTACACTATCAAGATGAACCAATGGCTCAAACAAAACTTTTATCGGTTATCCAAGGAAAAATAATTGATTTTGTTGTTAACTTGGATAAAGAAAGTGAAGACTTTGGTAAACTTGAAACATTTGTTTTAACCTCAGGTGAATCGGTATATATTCCAAAAGGTTACGCTCACGGATTTTTGACACTTCAAAGTGGAACAGTTGTTAACTACTTAGTAGATAATGATTATTCTAAAGAACACGAAGGATGTATTCAATGGGATACCGTAGAAGAAGTAAAAGATATTATTACCAAATACATGAGAGGTTTTAACTTTAAAGTTAGAATTAGTGATAAAGACACCGAAGGAATTACATTAGAAGAATACAAAAACAAATGACAAAAGAAGAAGTAGAAGAATTGGCTGAAGGTGCAATTCTATTAGACGGATTTGATGATTGTATTACAGGAATTGTTGAAGAGTTTGGTAATGGAGTAAGAATACTTTATTCACGTGATAAAATACTTGAGTCATTACAAAAAGATATGTCTTATGAAGATGCTTTAGAATATTATTACTACAATATTGTTGGTGGACACTTCGGTGAAAGAAATCCTTTGTTTTTACTTTAGAAGTAATTTGCGTAAAACGAAATAATTTTTGGTGCGTATCTTCTTAATGCGGAATTAATGTTTTCAACTGTTACTTCTTTATTTTCATCTTCAATTATACTGATTACTCCGTTTACCATTTCACCTTGAGCCTTATTAGCCATATCTAGTAATTCATCAAATGCTTCATTAGTATCATTATATTTGTGTTCGTGAGCCAATCTTTCTTTACCCATATAAAGATATGGTGATGCCGCAAGCATATTAACAACACTAGACTCTCTTAATTTATTTAGATATTTTTTCAAATATAACATGTTGAAATGTTTTACTAACATCGCATGTAGTGTTAAATCAGTTGATTTATTTTCCTGAATATTTTTTTTTCTTTTTCTTTCTCTCATTTCATCAAACTCAGATTCATACATCCATTTATCTTCATCCAATAAATAAAGACTTGACCCATTGTCCCATTTAACAACATACTGAACAAATCCAGGTCCTTTTTGAATTCCTTTAACAGTTCCTCTATCACCAAAAGATAATTGAGGTTCACCTAATAGTTCAATGACAACAATTCTATCATCAGGTTTAAGTTCAGGATTTAATTTCTTACTCATATATTTATAAATATAATGAAATATATAATTAAAGAATCTCAAAAGCAAATTATCCTTGAAGCAATAAATGATAGGATTAAAGAAGTTCAAGAAGATGGTGTTGAACTAACTAAAAAGATTGTTGAAGACACTAAATCACATGCTTCAATAAACTTAAAGATGATGCTTACATGGGGTGCTGCAATTGGAGGGTTTATGGGTCCAATTATGCAATGGTTAAATGGACAAGTACCAGAGTTAACAGAAAAAGATTCATCATTGATTGCTGCCGGTATTGCGTCAGTAATATTCTTCCAAGAAAGAAGTTTTACCAAATCAATTATTAAAAAGATTAAAGAAGACGGACTTGAAGAACCATTTAAATTGGGAGCAATTAAAGCTAATCAACTTAAAACTGTTTTGGCAGGTTTTTTAAAGAGTTTAAATTTATCAGCGTTCAGTGTGACAAATATGTTAAGTTACGCATTCTTGGTTCCAATCATACCAATGATATATGATGCGGTATCTGAAGGTATATGGGATATGAAAGATACTGAAATGTTGGTTAAATCATTATCGGCATTTGGATTAATAACAATTTCAGGTAATTTCTTAAAACGACTTATGGATTTAATCGTTGATAGAATTACTAAATAAAATCAATCTTTAGTTCCAAATCAGTTTTTCCTCTGAATATTCTGTGATAAGTTCCTTCAGGGATTAATAATACTTGTCCCTCGGTTAACTCTATTGGTAGTTGATTATCCATTTGAAATTTCCATCCATCACCTTGTACCACTTCAATCAATCTATCTTCTCTATCACGATGCCATTGTAGTTCACCACTATCAACATTAGATTTAAAAACTCTAATCTTTGAAGTTTCTGTTAGTTTTCTATCTTTATACGGTTTCATATTACCAAAATCCTGGATAAGTTTTACCGCCCCAGAGGTAACCAAAGCGATTGAGTCTACATGCCCAATAACCGGCAGTTAATCTGTCTTTCTTTTTAGAACACTGATGTCTTGCCGCAAATGATTTACGAGCTTTAGGATTAGATACCTTAGCGGTTAATCCACCTTTAACATCACCAAATGAAATTTTCTTAACTTTACCTGTTGATGGGTTCTTTACATAAACAACATATTTCTTTCCACCGCTACTATTTCTTCTTGGTTTACCAAGTTCTACTTTCTTACCATTATGTTCTGCCTCAGAAATAAATGATTCTTCCATAGGAGTATCCAAGTAAATAACTCTACCACTTGATAATCTAACCTGTGTTCCGAAATCAGATTCAATAAGTTCAACATCATCTTCATTTAACTCAACCATTCCTTCGTAATATAACTCACGAGCTTCGTTAATAACATTAAAGAATTCCTCAGAACCAAATCTGAAGATATTATCATTCAATGGAACTTCATTTGTTATATGATAATTAAGGTGTTCTGAGATAAGTGGTTTCTCCACCGATTCGTTAAGAACTTTTTTGATTAATTTTTTAATATTCATTTTTTACTTCGTAATAAGAAATACAACCCAAAGAACAATGCTGAAATACAGTAAAAAATTCCTGTGGTAATCCAATAAGAACTTGTGTAGTCTAAAATTAATTTGAACATTATGTCGAATCCTAGTGGGTTGAAAAACATTGCGAGCATAAGGCAATAGGTGGCAACATTTTCCTTTAGAATTCGTTTCATTTTTGTCATTATCCATTAATGTGGGTTTAAAGTTTATGAACAAGGTTCACTTTATTTATAAATATATTTGTGTGGAGGAATATTTTGTATATATTTGTATTAATAATTAAATAATCAAGTCCTATGAAAAACTTATTTCTTTCTCTTGTTTTAGTGATGGTTGGTTTAGTTGCCAACTCACAAGTATTTGTTGTAAAAACTGATACTATTCAAAAATTCCAACACCCAAAAGAAGTTAAGTTTATTCCATCGTTAGAAAATGGTCTAATTAACTACACTAAACTCGGTAAGGGGGAAGTTGTTTACACTATTGATGTAGATAACAAATCTTTAACTATGAAAAATGGTAAGGGTGTAATGTTTAATTTTATTATTACTGAGGTATTCAAAAATCCATCAAAAGATATTTTAGTTTCTTTTGAATGTGTAGATACTAAAGGGTTTAAAGGTGTAGTTGTCCTTTATAAATCAGATAATAAATCAGTTAACATGTTAGTTGAGTATGGTATTAACGATGAAACCACTGAAGGTTACATGTGTTTTGATGTTAAATGTAAAAAGAAAAACCCTCGTTAGAGGGTTTTTTAATTATTTCGGTTGAATTCTTACAAATTCATCTTTAGTTAACTCCTCATCAACATTGATTAAAAGATTGCCCTCCCTATCCTTTTCAGTTACCCTACATCTTCCTTTAACTCCGGGAAATCCATTTATTTTATAATAACTTGTAGGTTTTAAATAATTACAAAGTGCTGAGAAATTTGATTCAGGGTCGTTAAAGAAATTTTTAGACGCATTACTCAATCCTGAATCAAACCAGTTACCACCTGAATAGTCGTCTTTATATTTATCAGAAATGTGTCTATCATCGTCTGAACATCCTCCGCTAGCTCTACCATTAAGTATTTGATTAAATCTTTGCAAATGTAAGTCTCTTGTTTCACTTTTAAAAGGGCTTTTTCCGTCTTCAACACCTAATGGATTGTTATTTTTTACAGAAAATACCCATTTACCCCCCTCAAATCTAGGGTCAGCACAAGATTTAGTTTCTACTACAGTAAGAACACCTTTTTCAGATATTAGTTTGTCATACGCATCTTTCTTAACCACAAGCAGACATCCAGCATGACTACCATATTCAGGTATTATGTCATATTTACCTTTACCAAATAATCTTTCACCAGTTTGTCTAGCGATTTTACTCATATCGTCTTTTTTTCTTTGAGGTACCTCAATTGTTTTGACACCGGCAACATCTATTATACCTAAACTAGATAAGTCAGGATTTTGAGTTGTATCTTGTTCAGATATAACTTTTTTTATAATTCTAACTAAGTCATTTTCAGTTAGTCTAATTAATTTTTTCATAGTAAATCATTTTATTTAATAAATAGACGATTTTTTAAAAAAATTATATACTTATTGCTAAATAAATGAAATAATGGCAGCTAAATCAACAGGTTCAACGAAGTTATCATTCGGAGTTAAGAAATCAGGTAAATCAACAAAGAAATTTACATCCAATAAAACAAGTAAGAATTACAAAAAACCTTACAAAGGACAAGGGAGATAAAATGAAAGAATACATTAAAAAACAAATCGGAAACATTAAACAGTTTTCATTCGCAGAGATGACTTCCAATAGTTCAGGGAAGACTTCAGGAAGTGGAACGGCGGGTCTTTACATCGTCTTTATTGGAGGATTGACGTTCCTTATGGGTTGTGTAGATAAAATGTTTTTAAACAAGGATATTGACGTTATTACACAATCAATTATCCTTGTTGGCATCGGGGCAACTCTTTTAGGTTATAGAAAATCAAAAGATAAGACAGAAGAACCTACGGTAGAAGAAGTACAAGAAACTACTGAAGAAGAAATTAACGATTAATTCCACCATCTTTCAATATTTTCACTCAAGATTTTGAAAAGTAATTTCCTCGCCCTTTCGTGATTGTATCTTCCGATATTCAAAGCAATTCTTGATTTAACCTCGTATGAAGTTAAGTCATCGTTGTCCATTTTAAAAATATGATATTTTTTATCGGTAACAATTTTCTTATACACCAATGGATATTTTTTGAAAAAATCATTTAGATTTTCTTTTTTCAAACGTGTCTCCATATAATATCCACCCAATACATCTTCAATATCATCACCTGTCGGAACAAAGAAAAAATCTTTATCCTCATAGTCCATATATTCCATAACATAAAACTCTTCCTGAACTTTTTCCATCAGTTTGACGCATAACATCATTCGTTTAGCATCAAGGTCAGAATTCATGTGAAACCCTTTTTCTTTAATGTATTTAGCCTGTTTTTCTAACTTGAACTTGAATACCTCAAAAATATAATGGTCGTCCCAATCCCTGTCTTTCCAAATAACAGGAAACCACTTGATTAGATTACCAACAGATGTAGAAAAGTTTCTAACGGGATTTCTAAAATATTTCCAAATAAAATCACTTATTTTTTCTTTCATAGTTCAAGAATTGCTTTTTTACCAATTAAATTTTTCTTTAAGGAAACAATACTACATTCAAAGTCCAAAGAATATTGTGTTAATTCTTCAGATTCTTCATACTTTTTAACATATAAATCAATCAAATTTTCGGCAGATTGAATTTGTCCAAAGTGGGTAATCGAACCAATTACCTTACGTATCCATTGAAAGTCCCTATCCATAGGACAAATATACATAATCTTTCTTAATTATACAACAACGCAGTTAATTGCGGATTACTTTTTTCATACA